ATATTAAGAAGAGAATCTGAAAAATATCAAGACGCTATTAAACGTGGTATGTCCATTTCAGAATTAAATCACCCTGAATCTTCTTTAATTGACCTTGATAGAGTATCTCACCTTATCACAGAGATGTGGTGGGAAGGTAACGTATTAATGGGTAAGATTAAATTATTAACTACGCCAGGTTTTCATGAAAGAGGTATAGTATCATCTAAGGGTGATGTTGCAGCTAACATGATGAGACAAGGAGTTACTATGGGGGTATCTTCTCGCGGTGTTGGTTCATTAGTTAAAAAGGGTGACCAAAACGAAGTTCAAGACGATTTCGAATTAATTTGTTTTGACCTTGTATCTTCACCGTCCACACCTGGAGCATATCTTTACTTGAATAAAGAAGATAGACCAAGATATGAAGAAAAATTATCAGAACATGATAATACTTTAGTTAGTGTTGGAGGTGGATTAGAAAAATCTGTTGACTTAATGAAAAGATTGTCCGACTATTTAGGAAAGTAAAAAAATTTATTATGGACGAAAAGTATTTTGTAGCAAAAATCACAACTGATATGGTTGATGATAACACAGGTAAAGTTAAAAAAATGAGAGAAGAAAAACTTGTGAGAGGGTTTTCACCGACAGATGTCGAAGCAAAGGTAACGAAAGTTTACGAAACTTATTCAATGGATTGGAGAATTACAGCAATTGTTGAAAGTAAAATTGACGAAGTTATCGAATAGTTTTTTAACAAATTTTTTAAGAAGGGACTTATGGTCCCTTTTTTTATGCTTTTAATTTTTTTCTTGTAAAGGTGGATAAATAAGAACTTTTTTGAATAACGATATATTTATTTAGTAAAATAAACGCATAACGCATTGCATTAAAAAAATGAGTTTGGAAAAAAACGAAAATTTAGTCGAGAAAACTTTACTACAAATAAAGTCAATCGAGGAAGCTATAAGCGAAAACGCAAAAGGAATACTTGCTTCTACAATGAAGGAAGAAATCAGTGAATTAGTAAAGGAGTCATTATTTGGCACAAAATCAAAATCGTCTTTACACGAGCAAGAAGAAGATGACACCGAAGAAGTGGTAGGTGTGGAAACTGACACAGAAGTTGCAGATGATAGTGAAGAGACAACAGACGTTGATGCTGAGGTTAATCCTGAAGGTGGTGAATTTGATATCACTATGATGGATACCGATGTTGATACTGATAATGAAGACGAATTACCTCCCCTTGATATGACAGGGGCAAAACCTGATGAAGTATTGAAAGTGTTTAAGGCTATGGGTGATGAAGATGGAATTATCGTTGTTAGAGACGATAATAAAATACACCTTACTGACAACAACACCGACACTGAATACTTTATTGATTTAGGTGATGATTCAGAAATGCCAATGGAAGAACCTATGGAAGATATGAATGAGAGTGTGATTTATGAATTAGTCTTCGAAGAGGATGAAAAAATGGGTAAACACGAAATGGAAGAAGATTATATGGAGGAAGAAATAGACGAAGAAATTGACGAAACAATTTACGAATTGGAAGTTAGTGAGTCTATGAAACCTGTTGGTATGGGCTTCGGAAAAATGAAAAATGGTTTATCTAAATCATCTGTTAACAACAAAGGTTTCGATGAAGATATGGAAGATGGTATTAAATCAGAGAAAAAAGGAAAAGGTCCTAAATTCAACTACGGTAAAATCAAACATGGTGTTACTGAAAACTACATGGAAGAAGATTACATGGAAGAAGGATGGATGGATGAAGAAATGATTGATGACATGAAAACCGAATCTGACTACATGGAAGGCGATTACATGAAAGGAGACTACATGGAAGGAGATTGTATGGAAGGTGATTGTATGGAAGGTGACGCTATGGTAGACGAATTACCTGGTGAAACTACAGAAGCATCAAGAACTATGACTTACATGAGAAGAGCACAAAGAGACCGAGTTGCAGCACCAAGTCAATTAAGAAAAGAATCTGTTGAAAAAGAACTTAATTTATTAAGAGAGAAAAACGAAGAATACAAAAAAGCTTTAGACTTCTTTAGAAATAAATTAAATGAAGTAGCAGTATTCAACTCAAACTTGGCTTATTCTACTAGATTGTTCACTGAACACTCAACAACAAAACAAGAAAAAATAAACATACTTAGAAGATTTGATAATGTTGAAACTATCAAAGAATCTAAATCACTTTACAAAGCAATTAAATCTGAATTAGACGGAGTAAGTAAAAGTAATGAAGTTGTAACTGAATCAGTTCAAAGAAAACTTGTTAACACTCCTTCAAATGGTTCAGCATCTAATTTGATTGAAAGTAAAACTTATGAAAATCCACAATTCTTAAGAATGAAAGATTTGATGGGAAAAATTAAATAAATAAACAATAAATAAACTCAAATTAAAAAAAATAAAATGGGAGCATTATTAGAATCAGGTCTTGTTGGTAACATCGGGTTAAAACACCTTAAAGTTATCAAAGAAGATACAATCAACAAATGGGATAAATTAGGATTCCTAGACGGTCTTAAAGGACACATCAAAGAGAACATGGCACAGTTATATGAAAACCAAGCTTCTCACCTAATCAACGAAGCGGCTTCTACGGATAGCTCAGGTTCTTTCGAAACTGTAGTTTTCCCTATCGTAAGACGTGTATTCTCTAAATTGTTGGCTAACGATTTAGTATCTGTACAAGCAATGAACTTACCTATCGGTAAATTGTTCTACTTTGTACCTAAAATCCAAAGCTACCAATACCCTAACGCAACTGACGGTCAGTTACACTACCCACCAATTGGAGGTCCTAACACACCTAACAGTAACATTGGTCAAGGTTATAATTCAACGGATAAAAACCTTTACGATAGATTTTACGAAGGTTCTGAACCAACATTAGACCCTCCAGGATTATTTGACTATTCTAAAGGTAGATTCTCGGCTATAACTACAAATGCTGTAACTGTTGCTTGGAGCAGCGGTCAATTAGTTGAGTCAGCATATGCTGCGGGCGAATACAGAAAAGTTCTTTTAATTCTTTCAGGTTTCTCTAGTGCGGGTGCCGGTAAATTAATCGGACCTGAAGGTCAAGAAATGGATAATGAAGCTTTCTTATCTGATTTACAAGTTAACGCATTAACTGGTGTAGGTTCACCTGAAAGAGCATTCTCAGGAGCGGGTACTTCAGACTTACTTTTCCGTGTAGTTACTCAAAAATATGGTAAAGGTATCGTTCAATACGGTTCACAACAAGCTACAACTTTCTACAGTGGTAGTTACAAGGGAAATGGTGGTTCTTATGACAATATCTGTGATGCAGCAGGTTTCATCTACTTAGAAGTTGATTTACAAGTACCATGTGCAATCGGAGCTAACTCAATTGATGGTTACTCAGGTTTAACAACTACATTTGCCGCTGCGGCAGGAGGACAATTTTCATGTTCTTATAGAGTATACGAAGAATTAGAATTCGAAGACAAAATTGGTGAGGTTTCTTTCGACTTAGAATCAGTAACTGTTTCTGTAACTGAAAGAAAATTAAGAGCACAATGGTCTCCTGAATTGGCACAAGACGTTTCTGCATTCCATAACATCGATGCTGAAGCTGAATTAACAGCTTTATTATCTGAGCAAGTAGCAGCAGAAATCGACCGTGAAATTTTACGTGACTTACGTAAAGGTGCAGCTTGGAACTTACGTTGGGACTACAACGGATGGAAAAGAGGTACTTCTTCTAACCCTTTAACTCAATACACTCAAAAAGATTGGAATCAAACATTGATTACAGCAATTAACCAAATTTCAGCACAAATCCACAAATCTACATTAAGAGGTGGAGCTAACTGGATTGTTGTATCTTCTGAGATTTCCGCTATCTTTGACGATTTAGAATACTTCCACGTATCTAACGCGTCTCCTGAGCAAGACCAATACAACATGGGTATTGAAAGAGTTGGTACATTAGCTGGTCGTTACCAAGTTTACCGTGACCCTTACTTCCCACCGAACACAGTATTGTTGGGACACAAAGGTTCTTCATTGTTAGATACTGGTTACGTTTACGCACCATATGTTCCTCTACAATTAACACCTACAATGTATAACCCATTCAACTTCACACCTATCAAAGGTATCATGACAAGATACGCTAAGAAAATGGTTAACAACCGTTTCTATGGTAGA